CCAGGCTGCCATCCTGCCTTGAATCCGCAATTGAAACAGCTGAATGTAAACCCGTCCGGAGTAAACAGTATGCCCCCACGCTTGCGTTTGTCCTGCCGCTCACCTCTATGATGGCAACAGGGGGCGTTGAAACTAACCCAGCCGCCGAGGGTGGCTTTTCGATTAGATGGCAGTATGCCCTGTACGCTGGCCTGGATAAGGTTCATGCATACAGTTTAACTTCTGTAAAGTATTTTGTCAACCGTACCTGCATATGAGGTCACATTGTTTTCTTGACTAACTGGGTCCTTGGCAGGTATGTAGCGTACACGTATCTTGGCAAATACACCATTGAAGTTGGTATAGTCAATGCCTGTGAACACAGTATACGACTTGTCACTGATAATGGCATAGTTGCCAAATGTTGCAGGGTCAGTTTCTAAGGTACCTTCGATTAACACACGACCGCGGTAACGAGTCATATAGGTTGCTATGGTATGTAGAGCGGTGTTTGATTTAAACTCTGGGTGTGCATTTAGATTACCGCTATAGTATTCGTACTGACGTTTATCCTGGTCTGCATTGTAATAAACATCAAAGTCACTGACTTCTTGACTAGGCACCAGCACAGGCATTATATCGTGACTAACATGCACAGTGGCACCAACTCCATAGTAGGTGTTTGCATAGGCAGGAGTATAACTTCCGTCTGTGTCTAGAATTTTAATACCTGCACGGTAAGCAACACTTTCACAGGCTTCTAGATCGCTTTCTGTAAAGGTAACTGATCCTAATCCCTTCAAAGCAGTGGTAGCAGTAGTAAGACTAGTGTCTAAAATTCTTATGTCTTTTTCAATCAGATTTCGTTGATTTACGGTATCAAATAGAACAAAAACTGCCTGTTTTGACCTCATATCGATTAGTTTTTGGTCACTATTTTTGAACTGGAGTTGTACTGTGTTCTTCAGTCCTTTTTGTAATTTAAGGTCACGTTGATACATAACTTGATTGATCCTGTTGTTGTTGTCCAAATCCACTATTACTTCGAACGTATTATCATATAAATAGACTGGTAATTTCATATGTGTATTTATAGAGAATAATGACAACCAAAAGCGAGTTCCAAAGTAATTTCCCGTTCATGACCTGTGTTAGATCAAACGATCTTGAATACATAGGAATCCTACTTAATTATGATTTAAATGTAACCAGCATCTACGACTTTGCTATCATGCGCACTGACTTAGAGAAACAATCTTTTTTAGAGTTTGGCGAAATATGGTGGTGGGAGTCAAATAGAAAGATACCAATCAATATATTTCTAAAGCAAGACATGATACACTATCGAGAATACATCAAAACTTTTAACAGCAAAGATATCGAAATATTATTTGGGCCAATTGTTAACCTGAGTGAATTGGCTGAAAAAAGAGTTAAACGTAAATCAATTCAACTGGTGCGTAGTGTTAAGAAAATCCGTAACTAACATTTTCGCAGATTAAGTTCAACTGCATCACAATCACATGTGAGTACCCTATAGCATGTGATCGTTTAAAACTATATCCTTCATCTGTTTTAGCCCATACTTCATCTTGTATGCTATCAAATCCTTGATCCGCACATTTTTTTACTAGATGTTTTTTTCCCGGACGGATAAGAGCCAACACTGTGGCAAGCTCTATAATACTCTTAGGTTTCAACATACTCAACAATTGATCATATCCGTTAATATGAAACAATTGATCGCATACTTCTTTTTCATAGAGCAAGTCCCAAAGTGGTTCTACTGCCAGTAATTGATTAATATGCTCTTCGTTCTTGACTCCTTGATACACGCTGACATTTAAGAAGTCTATTTTAAAATAGCCTCGAGCTTCAGCAGCTTCGTATTCAATAGTAGAAATATTAGTCATAGGATCTACAGGAATCTTTTGTAGATACACACCAGTGTTGTGTTTTTTAATTTCACCTTTGTCATTTCGCATGGCAATTACATGGGGTATCTTAGACAAGATATCTTCTCTGTTGGCAAAATCTATGTCAATGTCGCATTGAACTTTCATTCTATACCTGCTTCTTTACAAATCTCTTTGACCAAAGTAACATCAGCTGGAGTGGCTTTAAACTTCTTAAGCCAGTAAGGAACATCGAACGCAGGAGCAATTAATTCCAACTGTTCATCATTAAATCCACTGACCATGTCCTTGCCGCTCTTACAGTTCAGCATGACCCAAGGACTGATCTTTCCGTTGCGTATGTCGCTGACTGCACGATTATGATTGACATAGTTAAAGTAGTGATTGAACTGGGCCTGGCTAATGTCGCCCCACTCCATCATAGTTGTTAGACTGCGCTGTACTGCTGCCTCAACTGGTTCTACTTTAAGCATCTCGTATAGATAGGTTTCGTATAGTTCATCTCGACACCAGTGATCTAATTTGACTCCGCTCTTAATTACAAAGTCAATAAACTTATCTGGATATAATGGATTTACATTATTAACAAAGCTGCCAAACTTAACAAAGGCATTGTAATAAGAACTCTTACAAAACTCTTCATATGTTTTATTCTTCTTGGCATTTTGGGTCAGTTGATAAAAACGATTGTAAGTAATCATGCCCGTTAGAACACGCTTCTCGTCTCGTTGTAGAGCTCGGCGTTTTTGCTCGCACATATGAGCAATCAAAGTTTTTTCTTTCATAAAACTTTTGCCACAATGCACACAGCCAAAAGGTTGCTCTTCTAGTTTAATCATAACTCTCTAAAATATTAATAGCAACGTCTTGGTCCTTGGCCTGCTCTAACCAACTGGCTAATATACTGGACATATAACCGTTCATACCATATGCACTTTTATAACATACGTAGGTGCTACCGCTATAGCCATCAAACTCCCAACGGTCTTCTAACTCTCGTTCAGCCTTGTTGCCGCTGTTGAGTTTCCAACTATCGCCATCTAGATATCCACCATACCATCCGGCAAATACTTTACGGATAGATTCTTCAGGTGTTACAAATTCTAATACTACCCAACGCTCTGGAGTATATCCCGACATTATTCGTAATCCTTTCTTTGTTTTTTATCAAAACCCATTTTATCAAATAGTTCTATTTTATCTTCTTTAGTCATCATACTGGCCAGCAGTTTGATCTCATCCATCTTTGTGGCAGGGTATAGTTCACACAATAACTTTTCAATCTTATTGGCTTTTTCTTTTGAATTGGCCTTGATGAACTGATGACGGACATGCATACCTGCGCCAACGCCTGCAAAGAGTTTCCATAGCAGAGCTTTATGATTCTTGCTAAGTGACCAATGGTCTTTGTTTACTAGTTCATTGGTCATTTCAATAAACCATTCTTGTATATCTCTATCACCTTCTGCATTACTAACATACCGCATTAGGATATAAGGACTGAATGCTTTCTTTTCACCGTCTGTAAGATTATCGTAGAAGTTATAATTTCTAAGATCAACACCTGCTAGTTCACGTTTAATGTCTAAGTGTTCAGCCATATTACCAGCACCTTGTATAGTCTACTATTTCACTTTGGCGACTTACTTCTTTAACAAAGTAAGCACAGGTCGGACTCTCTCCGCTGTGTAAAGGAGTACATAGTAGTTGTCCAGGCTTCATTTTAGGAAAGTACCATTTGACGTCTTGGTATACATTTACAATATCAATCTCTAATAATTCTGGGCGGAATGAACTGATAGGATTAAAACAAAATGTTTTAAATCCTCGATCATTTAAACTGGTCAACGGCAACACTTCCATATCTGGGCCGTCGGCATCACCTACAATAGTACACCAATCTAACGGCATGGTAATTTCGTAAGAGCCTATCTTTAACACTGCGGCTGGCGCGGTAAATGATTCTAAGAATATTAACGGAATAAAAAAGTAATCAGGGTTAGATGAATCACTGTTATCTAAAACGCTAAATCTGAGATCGTCATCTACTTCGTCAGGAAGGTCGTTCAGATAGTACACGTGATTTTCTAATGTTAATATTTGCATTATTGGTATTTTACCTTGTCAATTGTAAACGGATACTGTGCATCTTTGTAGTACCGCTTTCTTTCTGTTAAATGTCGTTTTGCATATTTGGTACTGGCAGTAAGGTCCCATATTTGTACAAAGTCTTTGTCATCTGCTTTACGAATGCCTCGTCCAATACTCTGTATAACTCTTACAAAACTTTTTCCAGGTTCTAATAAAACCATATTAAAAATTCTCGGAATGTTAATACCCACTGCGGCAACACCATAGGTTGCTACAATAATCTTGTTATCATTAATTGCCACTTCATTATATTCTTCTTTTCTTTTTGAAGTTTTTACATTACCACTGATGAATACAGAATCTTCGATAGCATCTGTTATTATACGTCCTGATTCGATTCTGTCAACCAATACTAACGTATTTCCGCTTTCACCTATCGTGCGTACTAGGTTAGTGATAAATTCCATACGCTCAGGACTAGTTACAAGATACTTCAACTCCTCTGCATACCCGCTGAACTCTTTCCATTCAGCAGTCTGTACAATGTTAACATGACAGTTACTTAGAACACCTTTTTCCTGTAACTCGTGGGCTTTAACTTCGTGTACTACTTCGCCTAATGATACCTTGATGTTTAGCTGATCAATCTCTGCTTTGGGCACTGTGCCAGTTAATCCCCATCGAATAGGGGCACGAGCAATGTTATGTGTTAGCAGT